ACCGGACGTGTGTCTGTGACCAGCGAGTACATCTCCGGCACCACGGCGGTTTCCCTGGTGGAGACGTCCACCAGCGATGATCTGGAGGAATGGAGCGGTTGGGCGGCAGTCCCCGCTGACGGGCGGCTGGCGTCCCCCAACCGGGCGTATATCCGGTTCCGGGTAACGCTGACTACCACAGACACCTCCCGGACACCGAAGGTTATTGATATCCGGCTCTATGACATCCCGAAAGCGCCCTATGAGAAGATCGGCTATGCCCGTCCGGTGGTGCTGGACAGTAATGGGGCATGGGAGGCGGTGCTGGAAAACGCCTATGACATCATTGTGACCAGCGAGATCAACGGCGAGGACACCCTTTCCTTTAAGATTCCCTACCGGGATGGCAAGCGGGGCTATATCGACAGTGAGAAGAAGATTCAGATCGTGGATGATGTGTATAAGGTACGGACAGTTACCGACACCAGGGACACGGACGGCAGCGCCGTCACAGAGGTGTACGCGGAAGCGGAGTTCTATGACCTGACCTTCTCTGTCCGCAAGGAGGAGCGCACCTTTGAAGCGGAGTACCCGGAAACGGCGATGGCATACGCCCTGGAGGGTACGGAATGGAGCGTCGGCACGGTGACAATGCGGACACAGCGCACCTGGACCAGTACGGAGAAAAACGCTTTGTCCATCCTTCGGAATATCGCAGACCTCCACGGCGGCGACCTGGTCTTTGACTGTCCGAACCGGCTGGTGCATCTTCTGACGGTCAACGGCAAGGACAGCGGCGCCCTTTTTGCCTACAAAAAGAACATGAAATCCATCCAGCGGGTAGTGGATACCAGGGAGCTTGTGACAAGGCTGTACGCCGTGGGCGCGGAAGGGATGACCTTTGCGGACATCAACGGCGGAAGGCCCTATGTGGAGGACTTTACTTATACCAGTGAAATCCGCATCTCCACCCTGGACTGTTCCTCCTTCACGAATCCTTATCAGATGAAGGAGTACGCAGAGATGCGTCTGGCGGATTACGCAAAGCCCACCATTTCCTATGTGTTAAACGCAATGGATCTGTCGGTGCTGACGGGCTACGAGCATGAAGCCTGGGAGCTGGGGGACTACGTCCGGGTGGAAGATAAGGAACTGGGGCTTTCGGTGACCACAAGAATTGTCCGCCGTGAATACAACCTGCAGGAGCCGTGGAACACGGTGCTGGAGCTTTCCACCACGCTGAAGAACCTGGGCAGTTCCGCCAGCGAATGGGACAACGCGGCGGACTCGCTGGAAGGCACCAGCATGGTGTCGAACAACGACATCCGGGAAATGGTTCCTTTCAATCTGCTTAGAAACTCCCGCGCCGATGACGGGCTTGCCTACTGGGTCAGCTCCGGCTTTGAGGCGGACAGCGAAAACGGCGCGTCCGGCACGGCGTCCTTTAAGGCGGAGGGTGTGGCCGGCATGACGAAAAGCCTGTCCCAGACCGTTTATCCCGCCAACCGCTCCAGCTACACCCTGTCGGCGCAGATCGGTTCGGAAGACTTGGAGAAGTTAAGCGAAACTTCCCAGGTGGGCATTGAAGTAGTGATCGAGTATGAGGACGGCAGCACGGAGAGCCGGTTCATTGATTTGTACTGATGGAAGGAGGATGGCATGGCATATTTATCTTCAACTTCCGCCAGGATCGCGCCGGAGAATTACTCCTCCAGGGTCAAGTCCATCACGGTGCGGGTGTGCATCACAAACTGCACCGGGACGCTTTTTATCACGGACATCCTCCTGCAGGCTGGGTCCGTGGCGACGGGATGGGTAGGCCATCCCTGCGAGATGAAGTGGACGCTGGATGGCTGAGATTGCTTTTGTCCGGCTGGCGGAGGTCATCAACCGGAAACAGGATATGCGTGTCGTGAGCGTTACCGTAAAGCCTACCATCGCGGACTGCTCCGGCACGATCTATTTTACGGACCTGATGCTCCAGGAGGGACCGGCGCTGACGGGATACACGCCCCATACGGAACCCTTCCTACAAAAGCTGCGTGTGGACGGCGAGGTTAAGGCTCCTGTCTGGTTCAACGGCGTGGTGCGGGGCGAGGAAACGGTCATCCTCTTTAACCTTGGGGAGACTTCTGCTGGGCTGGATGTGCATTTGTATCCGAAGTCCGACCTGGAGGCGGGGACGGTTTCCCTCTGCCAGGGCGTGGGCGGCCAGAAGGTATCCTTCCCTAACGCTGTCCCGGCGGAAGCGGACCTCGCCCTGCTGGCTTCTACACGGCAGTGTACCAAAAACGGAAGCCCGGAGAAAAAAGAGGGCTTTTACCAGTACAGCGCCGCCTGGGATTCCAAGCATAAGGTGACGCTCCCGGAAGGGAAAACGGCGAGGGTGCTGTTTGAGATGCAGGAAATGCAGGATGGAGGTGAGCCAATCTGATGGATACACTGAAAGGCAAGCAGATCATGGTGTGGACGTTCATGGGAAATGCCCGGATGTATGAAGCCCTCCGGGACTACGGCGACCGCATCAGCCAGATCGGGCTGTTCTCCTTTAAGGTGCGGGCCACCGGGGAGATTTACGAGAGCGGGGTGGCGATTTCGGATATGCTCACCTACATCAACAAATGGCCCCATATCAAGTGGCTGCTGACGGTGGCAAACGACGGGGCGAACAGCATCTTCCGCGCCCTGCGGGACAACACAAACGGGGCGCAGGAGATGTTCCTTTCGGAGATCATCCGCATCATGGAGAAGTATCCCTGGTGTGACGGCATCGACATTGACCTGGAACGAGGGGACGGCTACTCCACCCATGCCGCGTCAACCGCCATGTTCCAGAACATCTACAATACGGTAAAGAATTACGATGCCACGAAGCACATGAACATCTGCCTGCCAGGGATGACCAGCGTCAACGGCTCGGTGGGCGGCGAGAACTGGTGTGTCTATGGGGACCTCGACTCCTGCTGTGACACGGCGTCTATTATGAGCTACGGCATGGCCTGGGCAGGCTCCGCGCCGGGGCCGGTTTCTCCGAGAAGCTGGCTGGAGGGCATTTACGATTACGCCACCCGGGTCATGGACCCGGACAAGATTTTCCTGGGGATGCCGGCCTACGGCTGGAACTGGCAAATCTATGACACGCCGGAGAACCTGGGCGAGACCTACCGGGGCGTTTCCAACACCTACTACGCCGCGAGGTACTGGATGACGGGAGCGTACAACTTCACAGGTGACGCGCCGCCCCAGCCCTTTCTCCCTATCGTAGCCTATTGGGATGATTATGACAAGGTGCCTTACGCCTTTCCCCATGTCTACGATTACATGGAAGGAGCGGACGCAGTTTCCCGCGAGTACCCTCAGCTTGCGGACACATACAACCGCAGGCGCTACCTGACTGCCTACGGCAAGGAGCAGAAAACCGAGTTCGGAACTATTTTCATCGACCGGGACGCTGACGGCTACTCCAGCGCGTCCGGCATTGTCTCCATTGAAAACGGCATCGCAACCCTGGGCGATAACGGCTCGGTGACCTACAGTTTTACGGTGAACGCAGCGGGAACTTACGATGTGGCGGTGCGGCTCTGCTATCCCTTCTGGGATAAGAACGGCATCTATGCGGCGCTGGACGGCAGCACAAAGCACTTCACGGAAAGCCGCCTGTGGTGGCCGTACTGGCGGAGTACCTTCTGGGCGTCCCTCGCAAGCGGTGTAACGCTCTCAGTCGGGACGCATACCATCACCATCTCTCTGGACGTCAAAGGCGTCCAGTTTTACGGCTTCCGCGTCTGCTCCGCCTTTTCCGAGGAACCTACCGCCGGGGAGGCCACCTTCGCCCTTGCGCCCAGGAGTTTTAAGGATGTGGACGGCAATATGGCTGTACCCGATAAGGGCTTTAAGCTGACGCTGGAGATGCTCCGAAGGAAGCCGGATTCGGCGCTCATCTGGTATGAGGACTTCCAGGATTACGGCGTGCTGGAGACGGACTACTGGACGGTGCGCTCCGGCTCCTTCGAGGTGTGGCGGTCGGATGAATATTCGATGGAGCGTGTCTACTCCCAGCTTGAAGGGCATGGAGAGCTTGCGTGGCAATACGATGGCTTTTCGGAACTGCATCTTCGGGCAAGGCTGGCTTTCCCGGCAAACGGCAGCGGCAAGGCCGGCGTATTCTGCGGCAGCCTGTTCTGCTGTCTGAACTATGATACCCAGGCGGTGGAACTGTACAATGGTTCCACGCTCCTTGGCAGCTACAGCCAGGAGATTACAAGGACATCGGCGGCAGATC